GCTTTTGGATAGCTTATCCGGTGTTCATACAGAACACGACGTGCAAGGAGAGTCAGCTCGACGGCTTCGTCTGAGTACTCAAGGTCCTTTGCAAGGCGAATCAAAATTCGCTCAAAAATCGTCTTAGTGACAGCAATCTTTAGATTGTCGGTTGCGGCTGTATAGTCGCCAGAGATGAATGATTCACCAGGTTTCCTTCTCTTGAAAACCTGATCCTGAATCAGAGATTCATCAACCGTCTGTCCAACTAACTTGAAGACACTTGCCCTACGCAAGTTGCCGTGCATCCACTTTTGGATACCGTGTACGGCTGAGTAGGCTTGCGCCCGCCCTTTCGTCACTGGCCGAACCTTTAAAGGCTCTAGGACAGTAGCGACCTTCGCTGTCATTTGACCCTGCGGCTCGATAGCCGGGATCGACAGGAACACAGGACCAGGGACTTCAATATCCCTCACTGACCAAGTCACATGTGGCGCTTCCCCTTCCGGGAACCCAACACTGGCTATCTCAGTTGTCCTCACTTCAATCGAAGGTTGACCATGCTCATGCACGAATGCAGAATGCAGCATGTCAATACGGGAAGGCATAACCCACCCGCGACGTTCCTCGATGACACCAGGTCGAACTTCGACCATACCGACAAGATCGTCGGGAGCCTTACCAAAAGACTCCATGTCACCATACTGTTCAATCAGGGCACGCTGTTGTCCGCCCCCACATCTGCCAACCTCAAAGGAGGCAGAGTGACTGGGTTCACATTGACGATCTTTGAAACTCGTCCAATGTGCCAGGATCTGATCAGTTTTGTCCTCGATCTTCCTTTGCAAGTCATTTGTAATCGGCTTACAAGGGGTCATGAGAGCCTTACGATGCTTTTCCAAAGCCATCTGAATAAAGCTTTCAGGCACGACGTCACAAGAACGTTTCGTTTGCAGGAGCGAATAAAAGAACTTCGCATTCCGAGCAGTAACCGAAACAAGACGATCGCGCAGATATCGACGGACACTTCCGACGAAAAGCCAATGATCCTCTTTCTCACCTTTCGCAAGGTAGTCAGCAGGAGGCTTCTCATCGTGGAGGAACTTCGCAAACCAGTACGACGTCACGTACTTCAATCTCTTGATTGCAAGCACGTGATCCATCCCCACCAGGGGTCGTACGAAACTCAGGATTGAATCGACAGAATTCTTCTCAAGAAAAGTCGAATCATTGTCTAGAAAGACCTCCAACAGGCCCATCAGGACATTCAATCCAGAGTACGCAGACCTGTCAACATAACTCAGATTCAGACCTCGTGATAGAGCGTAGGATTCTTGTTGACCTCTGCAAATCTTCCCAAGCACTCCCTTCGAGTGCTCGGTGAGCTTCATTCCGCAAGTCTTAATCACATATGCTAGTGTAGCATAGAATGATTGACTTCGGGTTTTCTTGTTTCCAAGCAAGTCTAACCCGTGAAGTGAACCGGCCGTCTCCGTGACGGATAGGGAACGAATCAACAGACCAACTGCCCCAAGTAGATGAGGTTTCATCCATTCTTTTCGCGAAGAATGGATGTCATCTTGTCCACCGAGGGCTCCCAGCATGACATAG